CCGGACAACCTCGTTGGGGGAGTCAAGTACCTCGTTGATTCGCTCCGGGGTGCTGAAATTATACCAGAAGATGACCCTCAAGCGATCACCCTCGAAGTCAGTCAGGAAAAAGTCAAAACCTACAAGGAAGAAGAGACGTGGGTAGAGGTAACAAAACAATAACTAACAACAAAAAATAATATGATAACAGAATTAACAATGAAGTCACAGATGCCTGAGTCACGATACTTATACGATAGTGAATTAGGTGTGTATATCGACATACGAACAATAATGCCACAGGAAGCAAAAGAAATTCTTGCTGGTCAAATTAAAAACAGAAATGTTTCATTGGTGGTAGCACAAAGATATGCCAAGCAAATGAAAGCTCTCAAGTGGAAACTAAATGGAGAGACTATTACCTTTGGTAGTGGCATGTTAATTGATGGTCAACATCGACTACATGCCTGCATCAAGGCAGATGTGCCAATAAAGGTAATATGTGTTGTCCTGGATAACAATGAAGCATTCAACACAATTGATTCTGGTAAAAGAAGAAATGTGGCAGATGTGTTTAGCATTAATGGAATGAAGCGAACAGGAGCAATGGCTGCCTCATTAGCAGTTATTCATAAGGTTGATACTACAGGAGAGATTTCTGCTGCTGGTGGTGGTCGATCTGCAAGAATAGAGAACCATGAATGCGAGGAATTACTTCTCAAGTATCCGAATCTTGATACCTCAGTCAAGCAGGCACAAAAGTGGTATAAACTTCTTGGAATCAAAGCAACTGCAACTTCTTGCTTAAATTATATGTTAAGAAGGGTAGAAGGCAGGGTAGAAGATGCAGAGTCAACCACATTGGCAGACAAGTTTTTAAACCAAGTTTTTTATGGAGAAAACTTAACAAAAGGAAGTCCATGTTTGATACTTAGAAATGCGTTCATTAAGCATGTTACACACAATGCACAACCAGAGACTCGATATATTTTGAAAGCAGGTATATCATGTTGGAATAATTGGTTGAAGGGTAAAAAAATGGATAGAATTTATGTTGCTAGTGATAATATAATTCCTAAACCTGACACACCAACAATCAATGACCGAGTTCGACACGAGTCTTAATATTGGCAAGCTGCGAGAGGCCGAGTTAATCGCGTTCTTTCAATCTCTTGGACACAAGCCCATAGCAATACCGGGCAAGTTCACAGGCTTTGATTTCTTCTTGGCAAACACCAAGGAAGGATACGAGGTAAAGCAGGATTGGAAGGCGCATTACTCTGGCAACCTCGTGGTGGAAATAGAGATGTATGGCAAGCCATCCGGGCTTATGGGAACAACCGCAGATTGGTGGATCTTTGACACGAAAACGGAGTTTATATTTATAGCTCCAAGGAAGTTAAAAGACTTAATTGTATCGTTGAATCCACCACTGCGGATCTTCACAGGGAAGGGTGATACCCAGCCAAAAAAGGCATACTTGATACCCGTAGAAACCATAAAAAAATACTCATCTCGTACTCTTTTACGAGATCAAATACTACAAACAAATACAAACACGCACAATGCAAACACTTAATAAAATAATGAATAAAATAATATTTACTGCCATGTTTATAGCAGCAGTCATCACTTGGATGTGGATGATTTTTGCCTGGATCATAGCAATAATAGGAGGATAAAAATATGTCAGAAGAAGAAAAAGAAGAAGGCAAAAGTTACACCACATCGTTCCGATTAAACGAGTCCGCAAACGCACGATTAATGTTGTTTTGTGAACTCACCGGAATGAGGAAATCTGAGGTCGTAAAAGCAGCGATTTCACAGTTCATTGCACCGACCATCCAAAATGCCAATGTAATACCCCCGTATTACAATCCTCGCGTGCACACGTGTGTAGATAATAATATTATATCTAAAGATATAATGATAAATAATACAGAGCCTAAAAAAGAAGATGCAAAAAAGGAGCAAACTCATGCATGGTTTCAAGCATTCTGGGAAGTGTGTAAAAACCAGCAATTTGCAAGACGCGTGGTCAAGACTATCAGACAGAATTGGGATGCACTTGAAAATCTTGATCCAAAGATAGTTGCAGATAAATACAATCAACATTTTCACGAGAAAGGAAATTATGCAAAACATCCAAACTCATGGTTGAATGATGGAGGCTATGATAATGTCATAGATAATTCTGTTTCAACTCATGGATTAAATTTTGATGTCACGATGAAACACCCTGATGATTGATTACGAACTAGCAGAACAAGCAGTTCTCTCTTCCATGCTTCACGATGAGAGTGGAGTAGCAACTGCACAAGCTGGAGAAGCGTTAACCAAAGATGACTTCTCTAGCATGGATCGTGGAACGATATTTGAATCGTGCCTGCGACTCAGTCCATGCAACGAGATAGATTTAATCATTGAACATGCACACCTCAAAGATGAGATATTGTTTTTATCAGAGAAGTATGGAGGTGGAAGTATTGAAAGATACATTGAGAAATTAATTAACCATCGTAATACGAGATGCGTGGAGCGTGCTTTGTATCAAGCCAATGATGATTTAAAAGATAGCAAACCTGCTGAAGAAATTTCTCAGACATTTGTAAACACCATTGCAAAGTCACTTTCTCAAAGAAAGGGCGTGGTTGCATGTGGAGCAGCAAGCAAGCAAGCGTACGCTGAGTTTCTCGAAGTGGATGCAGGTGGCACACAAGCAATTAGTACAGGACTACCCAAGCTTGATGCTATTCTTGGAGGTGGATTCAAGAAAGGTAGTTTGTATGTGCTTGCTGCACGCCCTGGAGTAGGGAAGTCTGCATTAGCAATACAAATGACCTATGAGACTGCAAAGCGTGGTTTAAGGACATCGTATGCAAGTCTTGAAATGACTGCAAGTGAGTGTGCTGGTAGATTACTTTCCAATGCTAGCGGAGTACGAAAACCTACAAGCAAAGGATTCTTGCAACCCGGACATAAGCAAAAACTTGAGAAGCAAGTGCAAGCCATGCAATCATGGCCAATTACATTCAAGGATGATTCAACAAGCACATTGCAAGGCTTGCAGGCGTTTCTCGCTAAACAAAGGCTTGAAGGAGAGCTTGGTTTAATCGTAGTCGATTACTTGCAACTCTTGGGCGTGCCAGGCATGGATAGCAGAGTACAAGAAATTTCATTAATCAGCAGGACTTTGAAGCAGATTGCTCTTGAGATGGATTGTAGTGTGCTTGCATTGAGTCAGTTAAATCGTGCGCTAGAATCTCAAAACAGAAATCCCATGCTCTCTGACTTACGAGAGTCTGGAAGTATAGAACAAGATGCAGACTGTGTATTACTCATGCACCGAGAGAAAGAAGTAGATCCCACTAAGGATAATATTATTTGTAATGTTGCAAAGAACAGAAATGGAGAGGTGCGTGCAACTAAACTTACTTTTACAAAACCAACCGGGCGTTTCTCTTCGCAAGAACCTGAACCTAGTTTACATCAAAAGAATCCATTCTAGGATTTATGAGACTACATTGTACTACATATGATGCCATATGAAGCTCAAGAAGGCATCAAAAAAGCGTTTTGATTGATTATGAGGGTATTTACTCATGTCATACAATCAAAACGCTTTTAAAGGGGTAACGGGGTAGAGTTTAAGTTTCTCCTTGTTTTTTAGCCCACCATGCAAGCACTTTCGTGCCAAACTTGAGCGCCAGGAATACCGACAAGCCCATGGCGAGCTTTGGGAGTAGTGAGTTTTCTTGCTTGCTCATAGCGCTGTAACTAAATCTGTTAATTCTCTCACTTCGTAAGAATCTAAAATTCCAGAATCAACTACTTCGTCAAGCCATTCATATTTATCATCTTTGAATGGTATTAATTTGTTTAATTCATAAATTAAACTTGATGCGGCATGTAATCCTGGATAATCCCTGACAGCTTTATTAATTTGTGTGTGATTCATAATCCTTTGCTCGCTTTCCATTTGTAATAATTCCATTTCTTTGTGGGCATTTCTTTATTGTAAATCCAATTTAAAATTTGTGGTGGCATGTAATCCCAGCTTGCTAGAATATCCTTGGCATCTGATAGACTAGAAGTATTTGCATTGATGCGATATTTATCGCCCTCGTAATTGTAAACCTTGCCGAAATAAATCATGCTGCAGTTTCTCCTTCCACTCTGTCCAGGATTGCGCGCAAGTTATCTCTTTCAAGATCCGCGCCACTATCGCCTTCCATGATCATTACAGTAAGCAATTTCTCAAACAGCTTGCATTGCTCTAATAGCTCAGGCGCTCTTGCGATTAGCCGGGCGTTTGCGTCCAATTCCCTAGCGTCTCCTTTGTAAGGTGTGACCGCTATAGTTTGGCGGCTACCGCTTGGGTGGTTTGCGTCTATCTCATACAATCCTTTATAGTTTGGATTCATGCCATTTTGCTCAAAGTTGTGCCATGGCCCAGGTGTGTGTGTTTCTTGTTTCTCGCTCATCCTTCAACCCTCCCTTGTTCAATGTCGCAAAGTGTAGAGTAGTAAGAAGAAAAGCCGGAAGGATTCTTATCCCATATTTCTTTTACTCGCTTTCTTTCCTGCTCGCTTTCTCGTTTGATATTCTTGCAACGCTCACCTGGCCAAACTTTGCAAAGCCAACGTAATTCTTTTGCTCGTTCTTTTGTTATGCTCATAATTATTTAAGTTGTAATTGTAATTGTTTTGCTTGTTTCTCCCTACATGCTACATGCTTACATGCCCTCGTTTCACGAGGCCGTGCCCCACGCTTTGCACGCTCCCCTTGCTCTCGTTGTTTCATGCCTTTCTCGCCAATCGCAATCAGCTCTTGCAGAGCGATTGGAAAGAGTTTTGTTGCGTGGTGGTTCATGCTAGTTTTTCCTTTGTAAGTATTTTTTCCGCAAGTTTCGTGCTTTTGTGCAAAGTCAGGAAACCGAAACAAGCTCGCAAGTTAGTTGCTAAAATGTGCTTGTTCTCATGCATCATGCACATGCTGGCATAACCTTTCCCAAAAACACTTTCCTCGTTGTAAATATCTATGAAGTCTAGCACGCCATTCTTTTGACGTGACCATTTGAAGTTATCTAGTTTCATAGCTCCCCTTTCTCGTTGATAATATCTTGCAGCATTAGATAAGCTGGAAAGATCCAGGGTAAAAGTAAAAGTAGTATATCGTAATTCATAGTATTTGTATGTAGTATGTTAGATTAATAATCTTTGCTTGCTGCTATCCTGCTCGCTTTCATAACATGCCCCGGTATCTCTTCACTTGTAAGGTCAAGAGCTGCAAGCGCGTCCCTTGTATTGCCTGTTATGCAATACTCATGATTGCAAAGTTCATATGTAAGCGCATCCTGCAAGAAGGTTTCATCCTTTAGCGCTTCTTTCATTTCCTTGTTACTTGTTTCAAGTAAAGTATACATTGCGCATTCTCTGGTCTTAAGAACAAACATACCAGTGTTACACATTGTAATATCTGATTTGCTCGCACCAAGCTTTGTAAGGCCTTCGTCAAGTTGTTTGTTACTGTAAGCAAATATAATACCCTCGAAGTTATTAAATGCGGCTTGCTGGGTGTCTTTAAGTTGTGAATATTTCATATGTAGTAATTGTTAGAGATTATTATTTAAGTAAGCGTGCAAGTCTCGCACTGGTAGCCTTTGCACGCTCTAAACGTGGGTCAGGCTTTTCAAGCTCAGTTAACATGCGATCAATATTTGCAAGCTTGGTTTGAATGCCTTTTGCGTAGTATTCTACTTTTGCTCTTTGCAGTGGAGTTTTTGCAAGTTTAGCGCCTTGCAAGATAAGTTTTGAATAATTCATTTTAGTATTTTTTAGTATTTATAAGTGCGAGTAACTCGCTTTGGATTCGTACACAAAAACACATGCATGCACATAACGCAAGAAATAAAATACTATTTGTAGTTGTTTGACGTTCAACTAAGAAAACACCTTGCAAGCTTGTATACATGCACCATGTACCATGCCGCCCGTTGCCATTTCATGGCAATTTGGCGCAACGCTACAAAGTTTCTTGCAAAATAATTACAAGCAATCTTGCAAACTGGTTGCATGGAATCTTGGTGGGCTTGTGGCGTGGTGGCATGGGAATTTGTGGCATGGTAGCATGGAATCCTTAATGCAAGTTACTTGCAATAAAAAGCATTACTCGATGGTGGTGCATTTTTAAAATACACACGATATATACTTACACTAACTACACTATATACATGAATACGTTAATCTCGTTCCACCGTGCCAAGCGATACCAGCTCTTGTTTGCGTGCGATCTTACCACTTTGCGACGTCGCAAGCTAGAACCCTAGTGTTTAAAGGGGTGTGGTCGTCACTAGTAATGACAGACAGTCATGATATACACCTGTAAAGCAGTCATGTGAGAGCTTTCCATGTATTTATGAATTTACACTAGGTAGGGGGGGAGGGGGCTTGCCGGACTGCCTGCGTTCTTTCTATATTATGTTTACCCCCTCCATAACTTTTTTCACAATGTTGCCCCCAAAGTGGGGCGTTGCTTGTGCATGGTTACGACAGGGGGGCAAGCAACCCACGCCCCCATACAATCCATGCCTGATACCCCCATACCCCCGTGCAAGAGCTTGTAGGGCGTTGTAGGGTGGTTGTAGTTTGGCTAGTAGGTATGGAGTGTGGTACTCGATTTACTAGGGAAAGGGGAGGGTGCTTGGCTTTTATGTGATTACCAAGCAGGCAATACCTTAAAGAGTTATTTATCTATTGGCTTATAGATTTTGTATCCAGCATGGATAATTACTTCTCTACATAGATCCTTAAATTCGTCATCAGTCATCATGCCCTTTGCTTTATTTGCTTCTGGGCAGAGTAGTTGCAGATTATCGATTGAGTTGTCTCCACCACGTGATGTGGGGAGTATATGGTCATACTCGTAGGTCTGTGGTTCATTAAATTCAAGTGGT